GTCCTTTGGCTTTCTACTTAGGAAATATTCAAAAGAGTCTTTATAATGTTGAGGATCCTACTTGCTATGGATTAGCCCCGCGCAAGTGCAGCTCTAACAGATTTGGACAATGGTTCGATGCGGTCATCACGCATTTGGGACTTGAAAATGTCATAACATTGGATGATGATGGTTCTAAGTGGGATGCTCATGTTGGTTTTCAGGCTTTGGTGGCCCAAAATATCATGTTGCTATCCAAGGAACTTGTTCCCCAAGGTTACTTATATAAACACAATAGCACTATTGAGCAGCGTACCAACCTTAACTCTAGAAAAGGAGTTAAAGCTGTGTCTACTCCAGGCCGAATTACTGGACAAGCTTTCACTGACTTGGGCAATACCAAAATTAATGAACTCAAAACTGCTTACATTCTTGAAAAAGGTTCTTTCGACTTTAAAGACTTTTCTGGACTTGGTGTTTGGTATTTTATTGCTTGTTGTGGTGACGATTCACTCGTAATTTGTGATCGTAACAAACTTTATGACAGATTCAAAACTAATGATCATGTTGAGATTAAGAGAATTTGGAAAAGTATTGGTGTTACTTTAGGTTTCTCCCTCACTCTTAACGTTGGTAAATATATCGAAGACAGAGAATTCTGTTCTAGATGGATGTATCCTACTTTTAATGGTCATATCCCTGGCGCTAAGATTGGTCGCTCTTTGGCGAGAGCGGGCTTCTTTTTAGATGTTAAAAACACACAAACTCTTAAATCTGCTACCATTGGTAGTTTGACCGATAATTGGCATGTCCCCTTTTTACGTCAATATTATCAGAAAGTACTTGATTTGTGTGATAAAGACGCTCCTATGAATGGTGCTCCTCGTGATGAGGAGTGGGCTTTTCATGCGAGCTGCCGCACCGAGTATGGTGAGGACACTTTTCGTTTTATTTATGCTAAGTATGGTTTAACTCGTGAGGATTTGATTGACTTTGAAAAATTGTTGTCAACTGTCAAATCCTTACCATCCGTCATTCACTGGCCACTTTTAATTCGCTGTCTAGAAATAGATGCATGAGTTAGCAAATTAAATAAATAATGTCCTCAAAAAACACAAAACCTACAAGAAAGATGAAGGCAAATAAGCCTTCTGTTTCTAGAGCTCGTAAAGCTCCCCCCGTTAATCTCTCCGCTTCTGAAAACTCTCTTAGAATTCAGCCCAACACTGCCACTGCTCCTGTCGCTCGTTCTAACCTTATCGTTAACGCTCGTCCGACTTATGTTCATCACCGTCATGATAGCATTAGAATTCGTCACAAAGAATTCATTACCACCATGATTGGTTCTCCCACTTTTGCCGTGTTTAATGGGAATACTGGTCTCCCTTTAAATCCAGGTATCGCAACCACTTTTCCTTGGTTGTCTTTACAAGCTTCTGGTTGGGAACAGTATAGATTTCACAATCTTGCTTTCTCTTTCACCACTCGTACAGGCAGTAATACGTCTGGAACAATTGCTTTTGTTCCGGATTATGATGCCACAGACCACGCTCCAATCAGCGAGGTTGCGGCCCTGTCATATAATGACATGGTCGAACAGGTTGTTTGGAGTGACCTTATCTGCGTGCTTGATCCACAAGCATTACAAGGACTTGGTCCTCGTAAGTTTGTCCGTACGAGTGCAACCCCCACTGGTTCAGTTGATCTCAAAAC